TATAAAAACATGAGTCAAATAAAATTAAAAAAAGAATCTATGGAAAGCGAGCTTCCAGGAATTACTCCAGATATAGATGAAAATAATGTACCTTTTAATAGATTGACTTTTACTGTTAAACATCCAATTAGTAAAGAGGTTATTTACTACGAACTTAATAAAAACGATAGTAAAAGCCTACTTACAGAAAAAGAAGATGGCGTGTATGGAGAAGAAGAAGATGTAGATTATTTAAAAGATAATTGGTGTGTTGGAGAATATGTAGCAGGTTTGAGTTTGGCTTGGAGAGCTGCAGAAAAAGATGTTGATATTCCTGATGAATGGTGGGAAGAAGTAAACATTGTTCCTCAAAAAACTGCTATGTATGATGATGTTTTTGTTAATCAAGAAATTGTAAAAAAAGATTATGCGGTTGGTTGTACTGGAAAATTAAAAACAGAATACGATGAATTGGTAAATAAGATAAAAGAAAAGTTTCCAAATGAATATGATTTTTATAGCAACAAAAACAATATTATTGGCAAGTACCATGACAACCACACTATAAGACCGCCATATAAATCACAAAATACTATTACTGTTTATCATATGTATTATCCAAAATCTTGGATGCAAAAACTTTTAAAAGATTATCAATGTCCAGATTTTGATTACAAGTATTGTTTTTGGTTTGGTTTTAAATACGATTTAGATTTAGGCAAAAGATATTTAAAATTAGTAATTAGAGATAATGACAAGACAAGCAATTATCAAGAACACCCAGATTCTTTTATTCCAAGACCACAATTACCAGTTTGTAATGAACCTTACTTTGCAAAAATATATTCAGAAGATGGTACAGAAGCAGATGAATATGATGTTTTTTTTTCAACTACGCCAGAAATAATGAAGGCATACTGCACAAAAAACGAATTAGACTTTCCTATTCCAGAAAGTAGAGAAGATGACTATATTTGGACTTATGGATTAGTTTATGACAAAAACACTCTTAAAATAAAACAAGTAAAAGGCTATATTAAAGTAGCGCAAAACATAGATGATTGGTTATGGTAGAGTTAGATATAAAAAAAACTAATCAAAAATTTTATAAAAAATTAGAAGAAGAAAAAAAATTACGGAAAGAATTTATAAAAAAATTTCATAACTAAGATATAATTTAAAACTATGGCAGATACATTTACCACAAATTTAAACCTTACAAAGCCTGAAGTTGGGGCCAGTACTAACACATGGGGCGGAAAAATAAATAATGATCTTGATGCTGTGGATGGTATTTTTGCAGCCGGTGGAGATGGAACATCTGTTGGGTTAAACGTAGGTTCTGGAAAAACTCTTACAGTCGGTGGCACATTAGATGTAAATGGCACGATTGATTGTGAAGGTGGAACTATTGATAACACTACTATTGGCGCAAGTACAGCAGCGCCAGGAAGTTTTACTACTCTTAGCACATCTAGTACTGCAACATTAGCAAGTCTTACTTGTTCTGGAACTTCTACTTTAACAACAGTAGATATTAATGGCGGTGCGATAGATGGCACAGCTATTGGTGCTAATTCTGCTAGTACAATTGCAGCAACAACTGTAACCGCTTCATCACACATTAATACTACAGGCGGAGAAGTTCAAATAAATGGCACGAATATTTTTGACAAAATATATCCAGTAGGTTCAATTTACATAAATGCAACAAACAGCACTAATCCTGCTACTTTATTAGGTTTTGGCACATGGACAGCTTTTGGGGCAGGTAGAGTTCCTGTCGGTATAGATTCGTCTGATACAGATTTTGATACTGCTGAAGAAACAGGCGGTGCAAAAACACATACATTAACCGAAGCACAATTACCTGCTCACAGACACTTTTTATTTAGAAATGTAAGTGTTCCTAATATTGGAGATACTACATCTAGTCTTTCGGCGGCACATCATTATGACAATGGTTCAGAAAGTTATAGAATAAGAAAATCTTCAAGTACAAATGCTTTTCTTGAACCAAATATAACTTTATCAAGCCAAACAGGTAGCGGTTCTGCTCACAACAACGTGCAACCATACATAGTCGTATATATGTGGAAAAGAACTGCATAACAGAGGTAATACATGGCTCTAATAGAAATTACGCCACCTGCAGGAATAGTAAAAAATGGTACAGATTATGCTAACAAAGGTCGTTTTGTTGATGGCGATTTAGTTCGCTTTGAAAATGGCTACTTAAAACCTCTGGGTGGTTGGACACTATTTAGGCAAAATCCTGTTGGTACTTTTTATTCTGCTACAGTAACAACAACCGCATCTAGTTCAACTTTAACTATTACTACTTCTTCTGCGCATGGCCTGTTAGCTAGTGCAAAAATATTTTTAGAAGATTTTGTTGCAACAGGTGGTTTGACTGCATCTGAAATAAATGGCGAATACACTATAGTTTCTGTACCTTCTACAACAACTCTAACTATTACTTCTAGCGGTACTGCAACTGCCACAGCTACTTCAGCTTCAGCTAGAATAATAGAACCTGCTGTTCCTATAGGTATGTATTCTTATGTAGCTAATAATGGCGAAGAAATTTTAGCTATCGGCACAAGATCAGGCGTAAATGTTTTATATGACGATAATTGGTACGATGTAACACCAGTAGGTTTTGTTGGCGATGATGTAATAACATCTTTAGGTTATGGGGCCTTTCACTATGGAGTCGAAGATTGGGGGGATGCAAGAAGTACATCAGGAATACAATTTGATACCAAAAGTTTTTCTTTTGATAACTGGGGAGAAGATTTAATTTTTTGCCATCCGGCAGATGGAAAAATTTATCAATGGCGACCAAACACAGCAACAGCGAGTCCAGACACAATAGCAACTGCAATTTCTGGCGCACCTACAGGTTGTCAAGGAATTATAGTAAGTAATGAAAGACATTTAATAGCTTTAGGTTCTAGTGGCGATCCTAGAAGAATAGCCTGGTCTGATAGAGAAGATAATACTACTTGGACTGCTTCTGCTAGAAATACAGCAGGAGATTTACAAATTCCTACAGGTGGTCAGGCAAACTATGCAAAAAAATTTGGCAACGATATTATTATCTTTACTGATGTTGGTATAAACAAGTTGTACTATGTAGGCAATCCATTTGTTTATGGCATACAAGAAGTAGGAGTAAATTGCAAAGCAATAAGTCCTAGATCAATCGTATCGTCAGGTGGTTTTTTGTCTTGGGTAAGTGAAAATTCATTTTTTACTTACAATGGACAAGTACAAGAACTTAAATCAGATGTGCATGATTTTATCTTTGACAACATACAACAAAGAACACAACAAGCTACACATGGCGCTCATAATATAGACTTTAACGAAATATGGTGGTTTTTTCCGGTTGGAGATACAGACCAACTTACGCCTAACAGATATATTATTTGGAATTATTTAGCAAATGTTTGGAGTATTGGCGAACTAGATAGAGGTACTTGGATAGATCAAGGTGTTTTCCCTAATCCTATTGCTTGTGATAAAGATGGTTTTGTTTATGAACATGATAAAAGACCTTTATTTAACTCGCCTGGTTTGGGAACAAGAAAACCTTTTTGTCAAACAGGCCCTTTAGAAATAGGAAATGGAAATCGTGTAGCTCAAGTTAATCAAATTATACCAGACGAAGAAACAACTTCTTTGCCTGCAATAACTTTAAGTTTTACTGGTCGTTTTACACCATTAGGTGCAGAAACAAATTTTGGTAGCTTTGCATTTAATAGCGATGGTTATACTGATGCTAGATTTTCTGCAAGACAAGTACAAATGAAAATTGAAGGCTCAGTTACGCAAGATTTTCAAGTCGGAAAAATTAGACTTGATGTGCAACCTAGAGGTCGCAGATGATTGATCCGGCTAGTAAAAATCAATATATTCAACTTGTAACTAACGCTCAACTTGATGTAACTGGCACTTCTTCTTTAGAAACAATTTACACCGCACCAAGCGGTACAGACTTTGATTTTGCAATTATTGAGTCTATTTTAGTAGGCGATGATAATGGACAAGCAACTACAGCAGATATTGTTGTAACAACAGGCGCTTCTAATCATTATTTATTTAAGCAAAAAAATATAGCAGCAAATGAAACAATAGAATTACTTAGTAGAGATTTAGTTTTAAAATCTGGACAAATTCTTAAAATACAAGTAAGTCATGCAAATATTAATGTTTTTGTAAGTTTGGTTGAATATGCAAAAGGCGATTAAAGAAGAAGATTGGAAATATCATTGGGAATATTGTAAGCAATTTATTGAGCCTGCTTTAAAACATCAAGATTCCTATACAATAGACGACATAGAAGATAAAATAAAGAATGGATTTTTCCATTTATGGCCTGGCAAAGAATCGGCTTTTGTAACAGAAATTGTGCGTTTGCCACAAATAACCATTATGAATTTAATGTTTTGTGGTGGTAATTATGAAGAATTAGAACAAATGTTAGATTCAATAGAAAAATTTGCCAAAGCTATAGGCGTTAAAAGGCTTTATGGCGGTGGTCGAAAAGGTTGGATTCGCAAGATTAAACATCTTGGTTTTCAAGAAGAAAATTTAATTGTTAAAGAATTATGAGCGCAGGAAAATCAAAAACATCTGAAAGAGCGTATGTTCCGCCTTTTTTACAAGACCTTTATACTAAGGTTTCTCAAAAAGGCTTAGAAGAACTGCCATTTACTCCTTATTCTGGTCAAATGGTTGCTGGTCTAACACCAGACCAAATGAAAGCCATGACCACAACCAGAAGTATATTTGACCAAAGTTTTGGTTTTGATCCTAGACAATCAATAAATGAAATTATTATGCAAGGAAGTCCAACTGTAGATTCGGCTTCTATTGCTGATAACATTTCTAGTTTTGAAAATCCATATCAAGATCAAGTTATAAATAATTTTATAGCAGATCAAAATAGGCAAAGAGATTACATATCAAATAGAGCAGAAGATGCTGCTATAAGAGCAAACGCTTTTAGTGGCAGTCGTGGGGCAATTTTTGAAAATGAAGCAACTAGACCACTAGACGAAATAACTGCAAAAACTGTTGCAGGTTTAAGATTAAAAGGTTTTCAAGATGCAGCAAAATTAGCTTCGCAACAAGCTAAATTTGACCAACAAGCTAATTTGTTACAACCACAATTAGATTTGAAACAAATGGGCCTACAAGCTAATTTGTTAAATAGACAATTAGCAGACCAATATAGAAACTTAGGTTTATTATCAAATATAGGCGCACAACAACAAAGGCTAGACCAAGCTCAATTAGCTGCTGATAGAGCAGAATTTGATAGAAGAATAAATGATCCTTTCAGACAGCTTCAATACTTGTCGTCAGCAATAGCACCTATATCTCCTTCTGTTATTGGCAGAGATAGTAAAACAAAATCTTTCTCACTTGATGCTATGGATGTAATGAAAGGACTAACTGGTTTAGGCTCGTTAGGAATGGGGCCATTATCAAGTGGCAGTTCCGAAGCGTTTTCTAGTCTTTTATCTGGAGATTTTTTTAGTTAAATTATGGTAGCTAGATTTATAACAAATCAAAACAATCAAAATCTTTTATCGCAAGTAGAAGATGATGCGTTGTCGCCAACAAATGTATTTATGCCTGGAAACTTGGGTATGCAATCTGAAGAAGAGCAACTTGCTGATGCAGCAGTTTTAGCACAAGCAAGACAAAATGAACTTAAAGAAAAACGCAAACAAAGAAGGCAAAATTTTTTTAAAGGCATGAGAGATTTTAGTCTTGCTATGCAAGGCGTAAATCCGAATGATTATGATGCTCTTATAGAAGCAAAGAATCTTGAAAGATTACAAACAAGGGCAAAAATAAATTTTATTAGTAAATTACCAGATGAACAAAAAAAACTTTATCTATTGTTTGGAGATAAAGCTGTTGATGCTTTCATACCAAGTGCTACTAGCCAACCTACTTCGTATAAAGAATACGCACTTACAGACGACACTCCTACGCCAGAAGAATATTTAGCATTTTTAAATCGAAATCAAGCTCAAACTGGCGTTGCTAGATTTGGTATTTATGATGCTACTGGAAATCAAGTTTCAAGCGTTTTAAAAAACGATTTAGAAGCAATAAAAGAATTTCAAGATAATGGTTTTTTAGTGGGTAATCTTGCTACTCCTTCAAGCGCACCTACAAGTAAAAGTGGAAAAAATCCTTTTGATGCTATCTACGATCAATACGTTGCTACAAACAAAATTATTAATGCAACAAGCGGATTAGCACAAAAATACGCTGACAATCCAACATCTGCTCTTGCTTTAGGTGGTGCAGTAAAATTTGTTGATAGTCTTTATACAAACCTATTAGCACTTGGAGATTTTGGTAGAGAAGGTGCAGATAATCAGGCAGCTCAAGACGTTCAAAAAGGTATTTCAATAAGTGGTAGAGATTATACAGATAGAATAAAAGAAGTATCTATCGCTACTGGTGTTGCAGAAAGCAGAGTTAGAGATTTAGCGTACTTATTTGCAGCAGCTAGAGGACAAACTGGCAGAGGACTTTCTGATAAAGATTATGAAAATGCACTAATGATAGTTAGTGGTGGAGTTGGTGTTCAAGGTAAAATAGCAGTTTTAGAAGATGTATCTAACAGACTTTCAGAAGAATTAGCTTACGATTTAAATTTAGCAAAACTTAGATATTCCGATGATGAAAAATTTATGTCTGAATACAACAAACTTCCGGAAATGCAAAAATTTGTTAATCCTCTTATACAAAATGCGCCCTCACAACAAAGTCAAGATGCCGATGCTTTAATAGATTTTTATTTAAACCGAACAGTTCTTTAGCAATGACAACAAGAGTAGAACAATTAGAAGCTGCCTTAATACAAGCACACCAGGCAGGCGACACAGATAACGCAAAAATTTTAGCTAAAGCTCTTGTAGAAGAAAAAAATAAAACAACAACAGAAACAAAAAAACCTCTTAGCACAAAAGAACAATTAAAAGATTATGCTATGAGTTCTGGCTCTGGTACTTTTAAAGGTCTTTCTTATATTCCAGGTTTTGTTGGAGATATAGAACAATTAGGAAACCAATTTTTACCAGAATTTATGACAAGACCAATAGGCTCATTTTTTGATTCTTCAATCCCAAAAACGCCTAATCAACTGTTTCCAACATCTCAAGAACTTAGAAACGAAGTTATTAATTTAATTCCGGCTTTACAGGCCTTTGAAACTTATCAACCTAAAACTTCGGTAGGCGGTTATTTGCAAAGCATCCCAGAATTTGCTGCGCCTGGTATTTTGGGGAAAACAAAAACAGCAAGAAAGTTTGGACTTG